GTAACCGCTCGATTCTGAGAAGTAAACGTTAAAGGAGCATTAAATCTAATTGACTCTGTTGTTTCTCTATCTGAACCACCAGCTGCTTTTGATAATGTATCTACCACTACATTAGAGTATCCATTAATAGAATCAACTATGGAAAACGAGATAGCGCCGTTAGACTCAGATCCAGAAGTATAAACATAATCAAGTGTTATGATATTGTTATTATTAGGCTTATACCCGGTAACACTATCCCCGAAATATATTTCATAAAATCCATTCGAATTTTCCTGAAGATAGTAAACCTTTGAAGTTGAATTTACATTTAGTAATGATTCAAAGGGAGTATAGATATCGTAAGATGAGGATTCTTCATTCTCTCTAACTCTAACACGCAATGTTGATGTGTCACTGTCTCTATCTGAGACCTGAAACTTTTGGTTTTCAATATCGTTATCTACTCTATAAAGAAGAGTCTTATATGATCCTTCTACAATAGTAACATTTGAGAATGTAAATGTTTTGGTAATCGTGTTATCTACAATTTGTGCATTCTGATTACTAATAACAACATACTGATACTCTTCTCCGTCAACAATCGTATTTAACTTTGTGCCTCTAGGCAATGATAATATAGTAGGTATAGTGCCGGTTTCAGAAGTAACATCTACAGTTATATTAACAATAGCCTTAGGCGCAAGAGTCGATCTAGGAGTATATCCTAACAACTTAGCTCGTGTTACAACGTTGCCTCTTATTTGTGCTGAATCCAGAAATGCTTCATTCAAAGCAAAATGCGCGGTCATGGCATTATAATGAGTGTTATATGCCAGAACATCTAAAAGTACACTTAATCCAGAACCTTCAAAATCGTAATCAGTAAAGGTAGATTGAGTCTTAAGATAATTTTTCAGATTCTGCTTGATCTGATCAAAGTCTAATTCTGTTACATTTAAGTTTGTTGCCATATTAGTCTACCTTAACCTTCTTAATACGATTTCGACTTCTTGTTCTAAATCGAATTCTTTAATTTTAAAATGAAGCAAAATATTGTAAGCGTTATCGTCAGATTGGTTTGTCACCGAGATTGATATTATCTGTATTCTAGGCTCATGCTGTGTTAAAACCCTTCTTACATTATCCCTGATAGCCATTCTTGTAATTCCATCGGCTGGCTCGAATAATAGTCCTCTAAGATTAGCACCCTTTGAAGATCCAAATGGTCTTTCAAAGAAATTAGTAATTAGTAAATTTCTAACAGCATTCTTAATTGCTTTGTCATCTTTAAGCGGTATGATATCTTTCCGAATAGGATGCAACTTAAGACTTAGATCTAAATCAGCCCAACCTCTTTTTTGAGATACTATCTTCGCTTGCGAATAGTCCCCAGAAATCGATCGATCCGACTGAGATATAGGGGAACTTATGTGATCTGTTATATGTGCCATATATCTATTTATACCTTTTTACTAGGTGTTTATGTCCCTTTGGTCGGGGATTTAGTTTCTGCTGTAGCTGGAGTTGGTGAACTTGCACCACCTGTACCTGGTATCTCTACGTGGGTGTGACCTGTCAGAGTAACAGAACCTGAAGCAGCTGAGCCATCTTCATTGGTAATTGGATTACCTGCAGCATCTGTTGCTTGTGAACCAGCCTTAGCTGTAATCTCAGCAGCACCAGTTACTGCTTCTGTAACATGAAGAGTCCCTGTGATAGTCGTGTTTCCTATTATATTAACAGTAGTATTAAATGAATCAATGGTAACTGTGCCGGCCAAATCTATATTAATGGTTGTTCCCGTTTTATGTTTTATGTTAATTCGTTCAGCGCCTGCGGTATTATCCACTTCTATTAAATGACCGGAGACTGTCTTTGTAACAGAATTATGAGGGTAGTTAACTACTGCTTCTGCCGGTATATCTAATACACCCGATTGTTGAGTAGCAATGCTTCCCATAACCATAGGGTCTTGCGCAGAAGAACCATCTCTAAAGAATCCAACCACCCACGATCCAACGAGCAATTGGTGATTCATACCAACACCCATCATAGACGGAGACGTGCTGGGCATTATAACTGTTGCCCATGGAAGATCCTCGGTTTTCACCTCGGTGGTATTATCACTATGGAATCCAAAACACCTAACCCTAACTCTATTTAATTTAATAGGGTCCGTGACATCTTCCACCACACCAGTAAACCATACGAATTGACCTTCTATAAACATGTCATCATTACGCATTTAGATCAACCTCACTAGAATCTTTTTTCACGGTTAGTAGTTGGACAAACTTATCATCGAATGAATGATAAACTTCCGTGATTAGATATTTTCCTGAAGAGTATTTATCTATAAACACATTAGGGTCTTCTAGATGCTCGTACGATGAAGACTTGATTAGCTTTAATTCTATTGTTTTGCCTACACTAATATCAAAGTCTCCATTAATCTCAATTTGGTGTGTCATAAATTCCATGTTAGAATTATAAGACTCAGATTTTAAAAGAGTCGGAGATAGAGGCGCATGATAATTCTTATGAGCCTGATATGCATTAGAATTCAAAGAAACGAAATAGCTTTTAGAATCTTTTAGACTTGGTAACCCTTGATCAAATAACTTTATATTATCAGAAAAAGACTTCTTTGAATTTAACGTTTTAAATTTAGTCGATCCATGGTTAAAGTAACTCTTTTTATATTCCTTTGTAGATATATCTAGTGTATGTAAAGTACTTGCATAAGCACCAGATCCAGCCGCTACAAGTTTTGATAAACCGAGGGGAGAATTTAAACTACGAATTCTTTTTCTTTCTTCTTCATAACCTTCAGGAGAACCTGGCTCAGCAGCGAACCCTGGTATATTATTGTATGAAGAATGAAACGGCTTTTCAATACAGTTTATATGGGAATCAAATACTACACCATCTTTAGCCGTTTCATAAAAATAGAAGGGAGAACTATCCAAAAACGCATTTCGCATTAACCAATTGACTGCGTGAATAGGTCTCACATTAGGGTATATCCCTTTTATAATATCTTTAGTCTCGGTGTTAATGTATGAATTTTTAATCATTAAATCTTTTGCACAAATATCTTTTACTAGTTTTCCAATAGACCCTTGAAAGGATCTTTTTACGGTTTTTACTTGGTTGTGGTATAAATGTTTTGATACACATCTAAACTGGTATAACTGCATACCGGGAGACTTCTTTATGTATCCGAAGATCTCTGCAATATAGACCTCCAAATTAAATATAGTTTTATTCTGGGAACTACCTTTTAATGGAGATCTTTTAATCTTTAATTCTATCTTTTCATTACCGCCTAACTTATTATCTTCCAAGAAGTTCGTGGCATCGGCAATAAGAATAATAACTTCAATCGTTGGCTTATAAAGACTTTCTATTATTTCTATCTTCTGCACAAGGTCTAATATATTAATCACCTTCGAAGAATTATTAGTCAGTCGGATATATTCAGTAGTATACGAGTTCGGCGTCACCGCTTCACTTGTATTACCAAGAAGTCTGGAACTAGAATTAGACATTTATAATAGTCTCATATTCTTCAGCAAACTGATCTATGTATTTTGGATCAATGATCCTAATTTTAGATCTGGCTTCATTAGCTTCAAAAAGTTTTCCTCTATTAGTAACATAAGATAAATTGCTGGATGGAATTCCGCCATCTATAAAAATAGCATTGGACTGAATTCTTTTTTCCGGATCATTAGTAAGGTAATAATAATTAGGCGCATCGATATATTTGTACGCGTGATATGTTGCTACTGAATCTTCAGATACACTACCTGTTACTCGCTCGGTTGAATTATTAATTAAAGTAGGATCACCATAAAAAGAGCCAGTAACATTCTGAATAATAAGTTGATTCATATCAGTGAACTTAGCAGTAAGCTTACCTTGCGCGCCCGAAGACCCGCCAGTGATAGTTTCGCCCAACTCAAATCTTCCAGCTAGGCTATCTCTAAATTCGGTTATAATTAAATCGGTATTTCTGGTAATAGAAGGACGAGTTGTTATAACCCAGCCTTCATATTCTTTATCCATATATTCTTGAAGATCTTCTTGGCTCATTGGCCAGGCAGCAAGACCGTCATGAAGAAATTCGTTAACAACAAAAAAGGTCCAATAGTACTCTGAGGTACCGTATAGTCTTTGAGATACTATATCAGGTCTTTCCCCGTTTTTAATTTCATAGAATTTATAAGAAGAAGGATTATCAATCGATGTTGGTAAAACCCTAACACTTCGATAAATATCCACCATGTTTTGTAAAACACCGTTTCTCTTAATATCGTATTTAACCTTAGGGAATTGTCTAAAGTATGACATTTATTATTGCTCCCCGGAAGTAGAAGGGCTAACGTAAGTAGCCCGCTGGTACGTGTAATCGTATCCGTTCTCCGGATATAGATCTTCTCTTGTAAGCATCTTGGTTTCTACGAACGATAATTTAATACCAGTGCTTGTAGGAGCACCGTTGGCAAAAAACGAATTGCCATCACCGTTATGGAGAGCATCAAAAGAAGAAAGGTAACAGTCATGCATAAAAGGAAGATACTTGTTTTCCTGCTCTCCTACATTATATTTTATTCTCCATTTAGGAGGATATTTTAAAGTATAAATACCAGCCTTCGAAGCATACATATATTTGCGGAATAGATTTTCAATCGATCTTATAGTTTCTGAGTCAGCTGGGGATTCAGGGACTAGTTTAAATTCAAAAGAGAAGCTTCTCATATTCATATTTTCGAATGCTAAAGCGGTTTGAGGGTTAAAGGCTATACCTTTCGATTGAGCTGTCGCACTAGTTAATTGACTATCTACCCCGAATTTCTCCATGGCTTTTAACCCCACTAGAAGAGCATCGTTTGTATTACTGGCAAACTTTTTATCTGCATCTCCGGTCTTGGTAATATCCTTTAAAGAGTTAATTGCACCTAGGTTTAGGCTACCGTAACTAGCACCATCAGAACTATTAATGCCATCGGGTATATATAGATGTATCTTGGTAAAATCAGGAACCGAGGTATCAATCAACTCAAACGATATGTGCGGGAAGCCCTCGCCTATCCTTTCTCCTAGGTCTCTTGGGTATGTTATTATTGCCATGAAAAGAACCTTTATAAATATTATTAATTACATGTTTATTTATATGATTTTCAAAGAGGAATTATGGCTTATAAGACCTATAAGGGTAAGTATAAAGTTAAAGACCCGTCCAGATATATCGGTGATTCTACAAAAGTAGTATATAGATCACTATGGGAAAGAAAGGTATTTCAGTGGTGCGAAAATAATCCTGATGTATCTGGATGGAACTCAGAAGAAATAGTCGTACCTTATAAATGTAATACCGATCTAAGGATGCACAAGTATTACGTGGATGTCTTAATAGTAATGAAAACTGGAAAAACGTTCCTAGTAGAAATCAAACCAAGAAAACAAACGGAGGCCCCTAAAAAGCCTTCTAGGACATCTAAAAAGTATATCAATGAAGTTACTACTTATATAAAAAATACATCAAAATGGGAAGCTGCTCAACAATATGCAGAGCATAAAGGGTGGCACTTTCAGATCTGGACTGAAGATACTTTAAAGAATTTAGGTATAAAACTCATCAAAGGATGATATAAATAGTTATATGAACTCAATATTCGATACAGTATCAGCACAGGCATTCCGGGCAGGGATTAAATCCCGTACGCCAGAATCAGAAGAATGGTTTAGTAAGAAAATTAAAGAGCTTGCAATACCATCTAGAACACAAGTTCTAAAGGATAGCGCTCTTACTAGGCAAACCAAGATTTTAACTGGTGACATGTGTATGTATTTTTATGACCCAAAACATAAAGATACCTTACCGTACTATGACCGGTTCCCTTTGACTATTATGGTTGAGCCAGCACCTGGCGGTTTTTATGGTCTTAATTTACATTACTTAAATCCTGTAGCTAGAGCAAGACTTGTTAATGAACTATTTAAATTAGCGCCAAAGAACTTAAAAGACGATAGTAGACTAACCCGAATGAGATATGACCTATTAAAAGGGGTTCAAAAATATAAAGAGTTCGAACCTTGCTTTAAACATTATTTAATGCCTCATGTCAAGTCACAGTTTGCTAGAGTACCAATGACAGACTGGGAGATAGCTATATATCTACCATTACAGCAATTCAAAAAGAAGGGTTCCAGATCTGTATGGGCCGATTCTACTAAACAATATAGGCAGAAAAAATAATGTCAAGCATCGATAATTTAAAATCCACGATTAGTAAAAAAGGTGGCTTGGCTCCTGTTAATAGATTCAATGTTATATTTACTCCGCCAGGAGGTGTAATGGCTGCTCTTTTAAGCAAAGATCCTAAGACATTAGTAGGATCTTTAAACCTAGAAGGTGCTGCAGGAGCATTATTATCTGGAAGCTTTGACCCTAGAAATTTAATACCAGACCCAAGAGATATTACCTATTTATGTGAAAGTGTTAATATACCAAGTAGAAGTATTTCTACTTTTGATCATGGATCACATGTGCAGACTAATAAGTATCCTTATACGTTTATAGACGAGGATGTTACCATGTCCTTTCTATTGACCAACGATTACTATATGAAAAACATGATGGATAAATGGCTATCATGTATATTTGATACTGATAAATATCAGGCAGGCTATAAATCAGATTATACTACTGATATTATTATCCAGCAGTTAAACCAGGAGTTGGTTCCTGTTTACGGGGTTAAACTAAGAAAAGCATATCCTGTAATGGTAGCAGCAATTGGTTTAGATAATGGTGGATCCGGATATCAGAAAATGTCAGTAACATTTGCATATGACAAATTTGTTTCAGAAGGACCATTGAGTAGTACCGGATCTGCTATAAGAGCAGCATTACCATTTTGATAAAATAACATTATATAATTAAGGAAATTAAATTATGGCTTTACCTATTGTAAGTAGTTCTAAATATACCACTGTGGTACCAAGCTTAGGAATTACTGTTGAGTATAGACCCTATGTGGTTAAAGAAGAAAAGATATTAATGATTGCTATGGAATCTAAAGATCAAAAGCAGATCGTTAGAGCAATCAAAGATGTTATTAAAGGATGCGTATTTAATGACATCGACGTAAATAAATTAACAAGCTTAGATATTGAAGTTTTGTTTCTTAGATTAAGAGGTAAGTCTGTTGGGGAAAGAGCAGACCTAAGATTTAAATGCGAGTCGTGCGAGGCTATGACCGACGTCTCTATTAACCTTGATGATGTCCAGCCGCCAGCTATTAGTGCTGAATCGAAGAATATAATGATTAATGATTCCGTTGGAATAGTGGTTAGATACCCTTCTATCACCGATATGGAAAAGTATACAGAAAAGCAACTAGCAAGTGTTGATGGGGTAATGAACCTAATCACTGATTGCATAGAGTCTATATTTGATGATGAAAACGTACATAACACTAAGGATGAAAAAAGATCGGATGTGGTCGATTTTGTTGATGGATTAACTAGTACCCAGTTTAAAAAGGTAGCAGAGTTTTTCCAAAATATGCCTGCTCTAACTCACGATGTTAGATATAATTGTATATCATGTGACGAGGTTAATGAAGTTCAGCTGAAGGGTCTTACTAGTTTTTTTATGTAGGCCTCTCTCACGATACTCTTATTAACCATTATAAGACAAACTTTGCGATGATGCAGCACCATGGATATAGTCTAACAGAGTTAGACGAGATGCTGCCTTTTGAAAGGGAGATATACGTTGCTTTATTGCAAGACCATATAAAGAAAGAAAACGAAAGGATACAGGAACAACAAAGGAAACGATAATGAGTAAACAACTAGAGCCCGGATCATCCCTAGATGCTGCAGACATTAATGGTGATGGTATTATCAGTAACGAAGAATTAGACATACATCTAGAGTTTAAACGTAAGGAACTAGAAGATGCTGATGCAATGAGAGATGCCCAAAGGAATATGGCATGGTTTGCATTAGCAGGAATGTTGCTCTATCCGTTTGCTGTAGTTATAGCAACTGCTACTGGGCTAGATGAAGGGGCTAAAATTCTAGGGTCTATGGCACCAACATACTTTGTATCGGTGGCAGCAATTGTAGCTGCATTCTATGCTAAAGAAGCAATGAGTAAATAAAAATGGCTAATGAACGTAAAGAAAAAACACTAGGTAAAGCTAAAGGCGCTGGATCCAGCGGACCTAGACTATCAGATCTAGTTAAAGAATTTCGAAAAGCCTCTAAGAAAGAAAATCGTGGCGCTGAGGGAAAGGCTACGGAAAAAGCTTTAAAGAAACAAACAGTAGCTATTGAAGGGTGGATTTCATCAGCAGAAAAATCTGGAAAATTCAATAAGGATACTAGTAGAAAAATAGCTGATGAGCTACGTAAATCAACAGAAGCTATCAATACTGGTAATCTGAGTGCCGACGGTCTTAATCTTGAATTTGCTAAGTTAGAAGCTCTGCAGAAAGAATCATTAGCGTTCTCTAAAAACCCGCAAAAGAAATATGAAAAAATCTCAGCAACTATGCTGGTCGATCTATCTAAGAAAATTGAAAAACAAACTAAAATCATAAAAGCCGATACTGCTAGCGTTGAACTTGGTAAAAAGATTAAGGAGCTTCAAAAGACCTCCTTATACCAGAATAAAGAAACGTCAACAATGTTGGCAGATACTTACGCTGAATACTCTAAGCAACTAGAAGATGCTATTGGTAGTAATAATGAGAAGAGTATTGCAGCCGCTACAAAGCAGCTTGAAGAATTAGGTAAGTCAACAGAGTCCGAAGAGAAAAGAAGAGAAGCTGCCAAAGCAAACGACGAACAAACGGATATCTTTCTAAGCATGCAAGCTTCATTAAAAGATGTATCTTCAGGGATAACCAACCTTGGACAAGG